TTATTGTTCTTCCTATTTCTAGGAATCCATTTCCTGTAGCTTGAACATCTGTGTAAAACTTTTCCATTGTTTTTGTAAATGAATCATCATCGTTTAGATCTTCTATCCAGTCTTTAAGCTCAAGCTTCATTCTTTCAATTCTACGACGAGCACGATCAACTGCTGCCTGGTCATCATTCATTTCAAACCTAAGCATTGTTTTATCTGCTAATTCAAATGAATATCCAAGGCCAACAACGTTTTCTACCTTTGCATCAATAGCAGCATGATTGGCAAAAGATGTATCATAAAAGTTAGCTAATTCATACATGTTGTATGGTGGAGTAATAACATCAAACAAACCATAACCATTACGATATACCGTTCCAGGATTAATAGCTTTTGAAGAAGCATCTACCCCTGTTGGTGTTGCATTAGCTGAATCTAGATATGCATTTGTTGCAGTATTAATTGCCTTTGTTACATTCCGTGCAGTTTTTCTGCGGAAGTTTTGATTAAGACCTGAATAGTCTTTTAAATTATCCCAAGATTTATTAAATGGATCTTGAGAAGCAAAAATGTTTTCATCTTTTTCTTGAGTGTTGAGTCCAACACTTACATATTCATTATTCATCGCTACCATACTTATCATAAGTTTGTCGTGCTGCAACCCAAGCTCCATGATCATTCATAGAAGGGATTAAGCCATTTTTCATTCTATCTAGTTGTTCTGAATACTCTTCTTCACTAATTCTGGTAAGTCCTGGAACAAAAACACACTTTCCTTCCCCATCATCACCGTAGTGCATTGCAACCTTTTTTAATTCTGATATTTTAGATATATCTCCACGCATTGATTCTATATTTAGAATGCTTCCTTCGCCATCTGTAAACCAAGAACCATTAGACTTTTTGTATACGTAAAGACCCCAATTGTAGTCTTTTTCAATTACTTTGCGTCGGACATTGCCAACTTTTTTAAGAATCTCATTATCCATAACCATAAGTATAGCATATTAGACAGGAACCTTGACAGATGTCTGCCAAGATGTGTCTGTATAGATTTTTATCTTATCTGCATCAAAAATCATTCCTTCTGAGTCATCAATAATAATCTTATTAGTTCCAAGGTAGGTTTTATAAACAGCATCGGGGTTTACACCATATAAGCTGGAGGTTCCAATTACTAAAACGCCCTGCCAAGTAAAGTTGTTTATCCAGTATTGCCAGTTAAAGTTAGTTATACCATCAGTCTTAACCTTTAGCCAAGGTCTAACCAGTGTGCTTTGGATCTGTTGCAAGTTGTTGGCTTGATAATATCCAACGTTATTAAATAGCATTGGTCCAGTTAAATTAATTCCCCCTAGATATAGGTCAAGATTTAGGGCATTAGAAAATGCTATTCCAAGAACCCCCCACTCTTTAACAGTTATGACTGGCTCTCTAACTAATGATCCATTCCAAAAATATGACAACCCATTGAAGTCTAAGCCAGTGTTTTGGCTTTTTGCATAGATTCTTGCTCTATTTCCTTTTTCGCTATCCGCAACCATATAAAATTTAATCTTATCGTTTTTATAATTAATCTCAAATAACTCAGTTGGAACTAGTGGAAAATTTTCTTCATCATATCTCATCCAAAGCTGTGCAGCACTGACACGATAATTTGATGCTAATTCTTGATTTATTGGAACAGCAATACCCCTACTTATCTGTTTATCAAATTCACCACGAACCTGTATTCCACTTTTTCTATCTAAGTATAAATATGGTGTGCTTCCTTTATATATACTAAATGGATTTTTAGATTTATAGTCATAATATATTCCAGATCGTTTATACGGAAATAGGTTAAGTCCAAAACGAGTTCCAATTGGATTAAAAGAATTTTCACTTAGTGCTTGTGAAGCAAACTCTAGCCTGCTAAGTTTAATTGGCTTTGTTAGCGTATTCCTTAAATTAAACTCTAAATGAAATACAACAGCTAAATCATTAAAATCAACAGTTTTTGTGGGGTATATTAAAGTGTTATCAATAATTTCAAATTTAGTATTAGCCCACTGTGCATGTTCATCCATGTCTATTATTTTATTACTTTTTGGAGTTTCTGTTATAGTAAAAGAATCTTGTAAAGCATTTGCTCCGTCAGCAACATACTGGAATGTTAGATAGCTTCTAATTGAAGCACTTGTTGTATCATATTCATAATATTTTGCAGATTTTTGTAGCATGTCTTCATAGTCTGCCCAGCCAGTATATAATATATTACCTAGTTGCTCATATGTTTTTTGAACTGGATTTTTATATTCATTCTTTAAATCAGAATAAGTCCAGTTTTCTACAATTGATTCTGACTCTAACAATTTATCTGGGGAAGGGTATCCAATATTAAATTGTAAAAAATCTAAATCATAAAACTCATTGCCAACATCATTTGTTACAAATTGTGCAAAGTATGACAAAGGTAAATAATCTTGCCAGTATCCAGATACTCCAATATCCAAAAAGAATTTATCATATGCTTCTGTTGGTAGTAATGTATAGCTTGCTGTGTGATTAATTAATTCTGTAGAAGTTTCTGCAGTTGTTCCGCTTTCTGATAAATCATCAAACAATACAAAACCAGATTCGTCAAAGTAATTTTCTATTTCAGCTGCATTAGATGCAGTAGATAGTCCAACAGAATAAATTTTACCAGTAAACGTATTTTCTTCTCCTTCATCTCCTCCCACATATAGCTTTAATGAATTTTGAGTTCCAAAAAAGGATGAAAGGTTTTCTCCAAATTTATTTGTTATTGTTTCAAGGTTTATGCCTACCGAAAACAACTGGCCTGATTGAAGATTGGCCGTTGTGTAAAGTAACTCTTCTACTCCGTTAGAACTTAAAACATATTTAATCAAATCTTCTTCTTGTCTAATAATAAAAAAATCACCATTTATAGAGTTATATATTTTAAGAAGTGTTTGTGGCTGTATTGTTCCAGATTCTGGCCCAATATCAGTTGTATTAAAAACTGCATAGACAGACCTAACCTGATCTTTTAAAAGATTGAATTGTGGAAAATTAAAATAACATTGTTTTGAATTCCAAGTATTATTTGGTCTAAATGTAATAAACTTGTTTGGCACTGTAAGCCCAGAAGCAACCTCTTGGATTTCTTGATTATCTAAATAAAGCTCATTTAATGTTTTTGATCCTGTTGAAATTTCGGGTAGTGAATATTCTGGAGTTGTTAATACCGTAGACGTTGTAACTAAATTATCAAAGGCCCCCTGTTGCCATTGTGCAAAACCTGGATAGTTATAGTTAGCCGTATAATCTGCAAATGGATAATCTATAAATGCAGAAGTTCCTCCGTAAGCAGAGTTAATTCCTTCAGGAGAAAGAACTCCTTGGCCATAGACCCATCGTCTTTTAGCAACCGTTATTGGAACTTGGTATGAATATATGGCAACACAATCTATTTCTATTGGAGAAACATTTTCATATGCATAAAAACCAAGCCAATCTTGTGAATCTCCATTAACAATTTCACTTGGCAATTCCATATTAGCAGTATCTATTGTTAAAGATATTACTTCTTCACCATTCAGTATCATTGTTGCAGAATTATTAATTATACGAATTTGAATAAGCATTGGCCTTACCCATTCGCCAACAAAATGCGAAGCAAAACTATCACCAAGAACTAAAGTTAAAAATCCAGACTCTACATAAAGTCCATTAGATCCAACAATTGGACCAAATATTCTTTTAGGCTCTACTGTATCAGAATTTATTCTTGCCCAAAACTCTACGGTATATTCTTTATATCTTCCAACTTCATTTAAAAATCCTTTACCAGGAACTATTAAAGAAGGCTTCCCAGATGTATTAGGTATTAGTTTTGTAACTCCTGATGCACCATAGACTAAAGGTATACTAGTATTTTTTGCAAGCAACGCATTATTGTTTACTAAGTAATATCCTTGATCTGAAGAAATACCATAAGCTGATGCTGGAATTACTTTGTCTGTAGTAATTATAGCTATGTCAGATGGAAATACTGATGGAGTTACACCAAGAGATATAGTATTAAATTCTTCTGACCACTGTCCTAAAGTAATTCCATTTAAATAAAATTCATAGTCTGTTGAGCTAGCTCCACCAGTTAAATATGTTATTTTAATTACTGCACGTAGGTTTGTATATTCATTTGGAGTTTCAAATGTTTTTGAAATAAATGCCCAATTTTGAAATAGGGTTGTTTCAAATGTTTCTAGTTTTTGAACAATTTGGGAAGTGGTTGTATCTGTATATTCATATCCAATAGATATAGATTTAATATATGCGCTATTTGAATAAAAATATGAACCAACACAAAATGTAGCAAGCTCTGAATTTAGATCAGAAAAATTAACAAGATCGGAACTGATAGAAGTTACACTTCCAGTAGCACCAACTGGAACAGTTCCCCTTAGCCTTGTTGTTATGCTATCTGGAAATGGTTCATTATCTATAGTTGATACTAGTGATGTTCCACCTGTAGTAGTCCATTGAGTTTGTATATTCCGCTGAGTTTCTGAAATAAGGCTAATATAGTCAGACGCATCATCTAATGCCCAAAGCACCAATGGGTGCTCTGAATATATCTTTTCTGCATATAGATTTGATGGGTTAGACATGATAACCCTATTATAGCAGGATGGAGATTAATATAATTTAATTTCACAGGCATCTGTAGAGCAATATGCTTCTCCAGCAGCCTCAAGATTTTCTACTCCATCATAAATAGCAGACCAGTCAATCTTACCAATTTTACCTACATGAGAATTATACTCTTCACGAGTAATCTCGGTATAAGGTTGTTGTGGATAAGTTTTATTGCCCATTGGAAGGAATGAAACTGCCTTTAGTTGTCCCTCATACATATTAAGAGCTGGAGCAATAAATTTAGTCTCTTCTTCTTTGTCAAATGAAAGAGTTACAGAGACACCATTATCTGACCAATACTTTTGAGCAGTTGCTGCTAGACCAATCTTTTCAAATAGGCTAACTTCTTTTTCAGAACGTTTATGTCCTGATGCTATTGGAAAATATATTACTGAAGTATTTGCTGATACTAAGTCATCTTCAATTTTATATCCCGCTGCTTTAAATAAATAAAGCATAGGATCAGTATTACCAAAACGAATAGCACGGAGATAAAACTCTCCTCCAGGACCCCAGTGAACTCCAGGAGTCGCACCAGAAAGAAGTGAGACAGAGCCTGATGGCTTTACTGTTGTTACACGAATTGATTCACGAACACATAGCCACTCAGAATATTCATGATCGTAGTGACGAATCTTTTGATATCCTTCATCCATCCATTCACGAACAGTTGGCAAACCATTCTCATCTGCAAATGATGCAATACCAGTAAGTGATGTTCCAATTCTACGGTTACGTTGCATAATACCGTTTGTCTGTTGCCAATGTGTTGGAAGAAGAGTTACAGTTTTACCATATAGGTATGCAAACTTTAATGTCTTAAGAAAATCTTCCTTAGATTCATGGCGATTTAAATGAACTTCTACAAGTGTGCATAATTCGTATGACTCTAATGGCTGCTCTGCACAAGGATTAAATCCCATAACTCTAGAGTCTTTTCCATCTGCAGGATCTGCAAGACGACCAAAGTTTCTAGCAACATCAAGCCAAATAAAACCT